CGGCTGGTAGTCAACCTGGTTATGCTGGTGGTGCTGGAGGAAGTACTCAAGTAGGTAAAACTACATTAAATAGTCGTAATGCGTATATTGTAATTGGAGGTGGGGGCAATGGTGGATCTAGAGGATATACAAGTGGAATAAACAGAAATAATGCTCCACAATCTAATCAAGGTAATTACGGTAGTCATGGTAATAGTGGCGGACAAACATATATAAGATACAATGGCAATTCTTATGTGACAGCTAATGGAGGAAGTGGTGGCGAAAGAGGTTATCCCGGACAAGGCAGTAATGTGTATAATGATAATAAATATTGGAGAGGTAATGGACAACATAACAATTCAAACTTTCGATACGGCAACAATCCAAGTAATAATACTGGTGTAGGTCAGGGTAATTATGGAAAAGGAGGTAATGGTGGTAAAGGAGCCGTAGGAGGTAATGATTCGGGATTTAATGGTGGTAACGGCAATTCAGAAAATGGAGGTGCGGGTACTGTAGGTAGAGCTCGCATATTTTTGTTACATGGTTAATTGTTCGGCGGTTTGAATATACATTATAATGTAATAAATATAAATGCAACCACAATAGGTATGTATTAGGTATATATGTTGGAAGAATACATTTATATATCCGACGATGGTATTTCAACAAAAATATGTGATAATATATTGACATATTATCATTCTAATAAGAATTCAATGTATAAGGGAGTTACACGAGCAGGTAAAGATGCAAAAGTTAAAGATACAACAGATATTCATTTAAGAATGAATGCTAAAGGCTATGGTGCAGATATATTGAATATAGTATCTGATGTATTAGGCATGCATCTGAAAACATATACAAGTTTGCACCCAGAATATAAATATTATGAAAAAATATTACTAACTGAAGGCGTATTAATACAACGATACAAAAAAAATGAGGGAAAATATGTATATCATACAGACATGTCTTATGAAGTAAATGAAAATATTTTGATTGAAACAAACAAGCTTAACCTATGTAGAAATACTCTCAATAATTTGAAAGAAAAATATCCAATAACCAAACGAGTTCTAACATTTATTATATATTTGAATGACATAGACGAAGGTGGCGAAACAGAATTTTTCACACACTGTAGAGTAAAACCTAAGGCAGGTACTATAATTTTTTTTCCAGCATTATGGTATTATAATCACAGTGGGTTGATGCCAGTATCACATGACAAATACATTCTGACTGGTTGGTTATATGCGTCATAAAAAGATATACACCCTTACACCCTTGGTAATTCAATACAGAATAAAAGATAATAAAATATATTATGATAGAGAAGCAAGAACGCCCTGAGTGTTTTCAAATTTCGTCTTTCATTACTTCTAAGACCAAAGAAGTTGGAAAAATTAGACCATCGTAGGATATACTCCTTATTATTGATTTGACACTTTTTGATGTTTAGTATGAAATGACTTAAAGTTGTCCCATTTTAAACCTTCAAGGGTGTAAATACAAATCATTTGACTTATTCACCATCAAATGTTGTATTCTATCATAAATATGTACTATATAATTCTGAACTACATAATGTATACATATCTTAAGATAAGAATGTTCCTAGATACTGACGAATATGACAATATACATCATCATTTGAGAAATATATTATTATCAAAAAACGCACAAGCGATTATGAAAAAACGAACTAAAATGATAGTCTATGATACTGTATTCAATAACAATGACAGAGAAAAAGAATTAATTGATAATGTAGACTATATATTAGACTATCAAAATAAGGCATTTCATGAACATGAAAAAAAATATGGCAATACAAAGCGTTTTTTTATGAATTTCAGACTAGATACAGCAAACGATGAATGTTTGTCTATGTTAGAAAAACTTATTTTTGAAAATGTCAAACGTTGTATGAAAGAGTTAGATAATGAGTTCGACGAGAAAGTCCATACAATAGAATATTGGCTGAATAACAAATACTACAGTATACATGTAGATTGTGATTCTGAATTATATCAAAATACTAATGGTGAAATATTGAGACAAGGTATACATAATGGTATTATTTATATGGACGACAATTATGAACCTACATTTATCAGTGAATTTACACGTGAGGACCGAGATTTGAATACAGTCCAACGTATGGATTCAGCATTTGTTTTATCTTTTCCAAAAAAATTCAGGTGCATTGCGTTTGATGGTAGAAATTATCATGGAGCAATTTCATATGATAAACATCAAAAAGAAAAAAGGATTGTTGTTGCATATAACGTATGGGTCAAAGAGAGTTGTCCAAATACTAATGAAAGTATACTTTCAACTAATAATACAAACCCTATCAAAAAAGATGATTTTGCATTGATTGATAACAATAATTATTTCGAAAATATTGTATTTTCTCCGCTGAACTACGCTGAAATATTTGAAAAAGATACTACGAACGAACTACACCAATATATAGATTATGTAATACATCAACATGAACGAAATAAAGTGGATTTGAATACTGCCGGAATATATATATTTGCATCTCCATTATCTCGTTACTCACTTGTCGATGAAATGGGAACAATATGTTTCGAAATAAAGAATTTGAATAATGATGCAAAGGCGGTTGACGACGTGATATTATGGAAAAAATACACATATAAGGATATCATACCGCATGAAATATGCGACAAAATTATAAAATCATGTGAAGAAATTGCTGGAAATGAAACCTGGCCTCTTATGCATTCAGCATATAAATCAAGCTCTATATCGTTAGATAGCTTAGATATCTTCAATCAATTCATGAGTGATGTATTTGAAAAAAATATAATACCTGCTATAGAAGAAAGTTATAAATATAATTTCTCGTGGAATATACGAGACATATTCATTAATAAATATGATTGTGCTCATAATGCGAACGGACTATCGCCACACAAAGACGGTAGTCATATTACGCTGAATATAGCACTTAACGACAAATCAGAGTATGAAAATGGTGGTACCAAATTTATCGATGATAATGAAGTTATTTCATTAGATAAGGGAGAGATGTTGATACATTGTGGTAAAGAATTACATACCGGTGTACAAATTACAAAAGGTACTCGTTATGTCATGGTAATATTTATGGATTTTGTATTTTCTGTTTAATGTTCGTAATATTTTGTAAAATAATATTACGAATATTTGTGTATAACAAATAATATAAATGTTTTTTAGTAAGTAATCCAAAGATATTTATGGATAAGTTGCTAACAATAGATAATCAATCAGATATATTTTATATTACTAGTTTTGATAATGCTTTTACGTCTTTATATTGCAGACATATAATCAATAATTATTCTGTTTCCAAAGAGGTTGTATTAAACAGTACCAAATATATTCCCTATATGAAGAACGAAAATAATGCACATTGTGTTAGTATTGATGAAAAACCTATGATAGACTTTTTCGAAGATACAAAATATATCAAATCTATGAAAAATACTGTAGCTAAATTTTATATTGAACATCTCAAACGAGCAGAGGGATTTTTTTATTCAAAGAAACAAATACAATATTTGAATGTCGATAAAAATATTGTGAGTCCACCAATAACTGATAGGTATGGTTATGGTAATAATATTATTGATATAAACATAAAACACGATTTTGAACTTTATTCACCAGCCGACATTTGTAACCTACCCTTTTCATATGATATTATTGAAAAAGATATCTCTGTAAAAAATAACGATAATATATTCATCAAGCGGACCGATGTTTATTTTGGTACGGTAAAAGGGATTATATTTTTGAATACAATTGAGGGCGGGCACGCAATAATTGCAGACCGATATATTGTTCCGATAGTTATTGGAAAAATGATTTTATTTCCAAATAGTATATTATTCAATTATAGGTTGAATGTTAATAATGCGAAAGCACATATCATTACTTTCACCGTTTTCAGAGACTTTTATGTTGGTTACTAGTGCATATAATGACGACATTCTTCACAAATACATTTACAAACGTTGAAAATTCAAAATTATTTACGTTGTATTTTTTCGTTCATATATATCGTTTCAGATGACAAGCATATGATTAGTGTAATCAATAAAATTTTATATCAAGCATTAGTATATAATGATATCATTCTTCTCAAATACACTTACAAACTTTAGAAAATCAAAATTATTTACATTATTAGTATTTGTTGTATTTTTTTCACTTATATACCTCTTTTTAGATGACAAACATTTTAGTGGGGTTAACTTTATAAAGGAAACTATCAAAGAAGAAGTAATTAAGAAAAAGATAGAAAAGAAAATTAAAGAATCACCTGAAATACAGGAAACATTTTATACTCTTACTGATGCAAAAACATCTGGCAATGTAGAAGCAGAATTAGGAAAAGCTACTAAAAAAGCTCATCAGGAAATAAAGGAAGAAGATTTAACAGTTGAAAAAATAGAAACATCGGTTTATCAGCGTTTATTTGACAGAGTGTATTTTTCTATCATTACATCCACTCTATTAGGTTACGGCGATATTTATCCAGTAACAAACACTTGTAAATCTATTGTCATGATTCAATCTCTATTAACAGTCTCACTCATTGTTTTGTAAGTATCATCTTTAGACAATATTGTTAAACCTTTCGGCCATTGTTCATCTTTTATTACGCGCAAATCAAATAAACTCGGGTTTTGTATATAACATCGAATATACATATGTTGGTCATCATCTACCATAAATTTACAGTGTAATTCGTCTACTGCTTTATGATAAAGAATTTGTAAAGTAAGAAATAATTCAGTTTGACCACCATATACAGTTCCTGTAAACACCTCTCTTGCAATAACCAATGTATATAGTGCATCTTTATCATTTTCAATTAAAGAATTTCTCAAAAAAAATGTCAATTTATCTTTTACAAACTTTGTTTCGTCTATTATTGATTTATGAAAAGTAGGGTTATTACAGTTATGTTGAGTATTGAAATATCCGAAATCACTCCATAATGTATACTTTGTCAGTATGAATCCATTTTTGATAGCATAACATACAAAATCCACCTTTGAATGATTTATTATGTTGTATTCTGGATTCACATTTTCAGGAAATTTTATCAATCCTATTTTCTTTTTTACTGCTTCATTTGGATACTGTGTATATTCTAATCGGTTCTCCAAATATTTTTCGTATATAGGGTGGTTCATGATTTCTCTCTCTCTTTCCAATAATTTCCACGCACGAATATGATTACATAACCATCGATAATTGATAGGAATAAATACTTTATTTTTGTAGTCACGTTTGGAATACTCAACGTAAACTTTGTCGGTGTAACGGTCATCAATAAAACACACCATTTTATAGGGATAATCTAAATAATGTAAAAAAGATTGCATATAAAAATCAGTAGTTCGGTTGTTTTTGTTCCATTTATCTCTGCCTATGTCAAAAAAGGCTGTAACAATGGTTGTATTCATTACATATATACAAATAGAGAGTTTATCTATTTGTATATCCAAAATAATATATTGTTAGCTCCCTCCGCGGATCGAACGCGGGACCTTTACGTTACAAGCGTAATGCTCTACCACTAAGCTAAGAGAGCGACCGTAGATATGTCACTACATTATTTATTGATAATTTTTCTTTATTTTGTTTAGTATACAATATATGTATTTTGTAAAATTACAGATACAAAAATGTGTAATTTGTAATTTGTTTTGTAAATTACAATTGTAATTTGTAACTACAATTGTAAAAATCATATATTTCTAGTTTTTGACTACGGACTACCAAAATTGTATTCAATTATACAAATTGTTTCCTTTTTTAATCAGTTTGAGAACTAGTATCTGTATCAGTATCAGATATATCTCCAGTTGGCCCGGTTGGCCCTGTTATCCCAGTTGGCCCGGTTGGCCCGGTTGGTCCTGTTACTCCAGTTGGCCCAGTTGGTCCAGACAATCCAGTTGGCCCGGTTGGCCCAGACAATCCAGTTGGCCCAGTTGGCCCAGACAACCCAGTTG